GTTGTGTAGTTGTAGTAGTCCGCGACTACTGCCTTGGTGCGGAAGCCGCCCTTCAGGGAAGGGGCAACCGCGCAGTAGACCTGTCACCTAAAGCATTCTTAACATTGGCTAGACTGGAAATCGGTGTAGTCCATGTTATAATCAAAGAGGTTAACTGGAATACTGAGGTAGGAATAGTATTAGTTAATAATAATAAATGGAGGAACCAATGAAGTCTATTCACACGAAACTGTCCGCCATCCTTAAGGCTGTCGGATACATTGAGAAGACGGGGACGAATGCTTCTCAGGGATACAAGTATGTTCAGGCTGCAGCAGTAGCCGACAAGATCCGCAATGAGTTCTCTGAGCGTGGCTTGACCATGCTTCCAGAGAACATTGAGGTCACCGACTCAGGGCTAACCCCTAGCGGCAAGCAGGCACTCGTCACCCTGCGCATCACATGGAAGATCACCGACGCAGAGAGTGGCGAGTTCGTCACCTTCCAGTCGGTTGGTTCTGGTTCAGACAGCACCGACAAGGCGGTCTATAAGGCGATGACTGGCGCACTCAAGTACGCCCTGCTCCTCGGCTTCCTGATCCCAACGGGTGATGACCCAGAGAATGAGAAGGCGGCAGACCCTGTCGTCACCGCTGCAAAGAAGATCTTTGCAGAGGATGCAGCACCGAAGGCAGCAGCGGCTGACCTTTCGGACTTTGATTTCTAGGAGGTAACTATGCCAACAGTAGGCGGTAAGAAGTTTCCATACACGAAGGCTGGCAAGGCAGCAGCAGCAAAGGCAAAGAGTAAGACGGCTGGCAAGAGCAAGCCTTCTTCGTTTGATCTGTTTCTTGCCAAGGTAACGGGGAAGAAGAAGTCAGCACCTAAGAAGAAGTAAGGAGGATTCATGGCAGATCGTATTGATATCTGGCTGTCCGACAAGAAGCCACCAGTTCGCAAGACCACCAAGAACGGCACGCCAATCTTGGAGTTCTATGGCACATGGCAGGCGGAAGGCTACGACGCGTGGCTTTCTAACGGCAAGCAGGGCGAAGCCCCTAGCCGCTACTGCTACGTAAACATCACCGTGTTTGACCTTGGTCTTGCTGACCATGTTGAGAAGGTGTACGCCAAGGCAATGTCTATTGCTGAGGGTGACCCCCGACCGACGGCACACCTGATCGGAAAGTGGCGACCAGGCGGTAGCCGCACCGTTGAGGGCAAGACCTATGCAGACTTTACTGCCAATGAGGTATCCCCTCTGGTGTTCGGTCCGCTGAAGAAGGCGTAACGTGGATGCGCGAGGCGGTCGTCTTAACCGCAAGCGAGGGATCGCTTTTGAAAGGGAGGTGGCAGGTATCGTCGGAGGCAAACGGACAGGGATGTTCGGGGGCAAGGACGATGTCACGAGCGACCGTCTCGTCATCCAGTGTAAAGTGGGAACCGCGTTTCCTGAACGAATCTACGGGTGGCTCAGCACTATCCCTACCGTGGCGGGGCGGAGCAGGGCTGTTGTTATCGGAGATTCGCCTGGCGCAGGAACCAAACGAAGGATCCTCATCACGATGGAACTCGCGGATTTTCTGGATTATATGGGAGGGAAGACCGATGGCAGTTCGTAAAGCACAAGTGGAGGACATGCTCCCCCACTGGTTGTACTCGCTCAAGTACGCTTACGCAGTAATGCGGGAGAGCGTTGGGCTACAGGGAGAACCTGATCCAACGAACCCCGTAGAAGTAGAGTTGATGAAGAAGGCAGCAGACGTTGCCCTCGCCATCACGGGGAAGGTGAAGTTCTAATGGCAACTAACGAAGAGGAGTTGGCTCCGCAGCCAACGTTCCTAGAGCGACTCAACGTCAAGGCTGTTCGTGCAGTACGCGACTACGCTGTTCCACTTGGAGCACTAGCCGCTGGACTCGTGACCAACCTAGTACCTCAGCCATTCACGGCAGTTGCTGTGATCTTTGTTGTACTAGCAGTGCTTGAATATGAGCGTTGAACTTAGCCCACTCGCAGCGCACGGCGCAGCGGCACGGGTAGCACTAGCGAAGATGGATATGTTTGTCGGTAATGCGAAGACCGATGAAGAGTATAGAGCCGCCGTAGTCAAAATGGTTACGGAAGGGCTGGTGCCCAACGACATGGTTGGCGCACTGCTAATGGGCGTAGAGCACGCCGCAGATATACTGCGGAACGAGATGCGCCTAACAAGCAAGGAGGACTGAGATGTCCAACGCACTTACGCGACAGGTAATTGCCCTCAAGGAAGAGGGCAAGTCGTACACGGCAATCGGTAAGGTTGTCGGTATGAGCAAGGACGCAGTGCAGAAGATGTACAAGCGTTACCTTGAGGGTGATGACTTTGAGGGGAAGGCTGTGAAGCAGCCTGCCAAGAAGGGCTATCACACCAAGTCACCAGAGGGATACATCGGACCGACGATTGCGTTCTACGACATTGAGACGACGTACTCCGCTTGGAGCCGCATCCTCTCCGTGTGTATCGTAGACGGCTTCGGCAACCTAGAGATCTTCCGACTGGATGATCCTAAGTACAAGGGCACTTCGTGGACTGACGACTCAGTTCTTGTGAAGGCAGTCAAGGAAAGCCTCCAGTCCTACGACATCGTTGTCGGCTGGAACAGCATGCTCTTTGACCTACCGATCATCAACGCTCGCCTTGTGGCAGCGGGTGAAGATCCTTGTAGCCCAGTCATGCACGTTGACCTGATGTACAAGGCTACTGGCTCGGCGGTACGAGTCGGACGCAAGAGTCTGGACAATGTGTCCAAGTACTTTGGCGTGCAAACGAAGAAGACCCCGCTTGATCCGCGCATCTGGGATCGCGCTGACCACGGGGATAAGGCATCGTATGAGTTGATCATTGAGCACAACATTGCGGATGTCTTCGTGACCCGCGATGTCTACGGCAAGTTGAAGCGCCTCATCCGAAACATGCACCGAGGTGGTTGATATGCAGGAAGTTATTAACGTTCTCGCTCCAGTACTCGCTACGGCAATCGTTGCACTTGTTGCACTTGTGCTCCGCTCTGCGGACAGGTGGCTCAAGGCTAACGTTACCGCACGAGAGTATGGTATCCTTGCGGCTATTGCTGGCACTGCAGTGTTTGCTGTAGAGAAGCAGTTCCTTGGGGAATCAGGTGAACTCAAGAAGGCACAGGCTCATCAGTTCGTTGATAGCCTTCTTGCCAACAGGGGTATCAAGGTGGACTACGATGCGGTAGACGCGGCTATTGAAGCGGCGGTATACCAGCACTTCGGGAAGTAGTGAACATGACAGGCTGTGGCTTCCTCCCCACAGCCTGTCCCTATTTCTGGAGGAGCGCCTGAATCAGCGCAGCCAAACCAGAAGCAATGCCAGTAGCGATTCCCGCCTTCCACTTGTTGGATAGTTCCACAGTTCGGATGTCGGACTTGGCTTGCGAAACTTCTACATGCCGCAGCCGCTCATCAATGCGATCAAGTCGCGTGAGCAATTCGGTTCTTACATCATTCACATCGGACCTCACTTCCGTGATCCCGTCAATAAGGGCTTTGTAGTTTGCGCTTGTCATAGCACTGGCTTCCGTGGGAATAGCGGTGGCGGTGTCACCTCTGGTGGAAGCGTTGGCTGTGGCGGCGTGATAATACGTGGAGGTGCAACGATAGGATCTGGTTGCGGTTCTCCACCAACTATACCACGACCAGGTGCGCCACGCATTTGATCAAGCGTACTTCCCTCATCTACAGTCTTCGGAGTAGGGTCAAGATCGGGCAAGATTTTACCAGTAGGATCTGGCGTAAGAGGCGTTTCCTTTCGGATGAGGAACTCTTTCTCCATACGTTGTGAGAATGCAAACGCCATGTACTCAGCACCGTTATCGTTTGCAATCCACTGTTGTGCAACAAGTGTTAGATCCTTTTTAAGATCAACTGGAAGATCCACAATGTACACAGTCAAGTCATCGCCTACAGTGTAACCGTCAAATGGAGTAATCCAGTTTGGCTTAACGTTTACCTCTAACGTAAACAGCCGATCAGGATGCGTGTTGTATCGGAACTGTGCCGAGTAATCAATCTCGTTGCGCTCTTCGTTGGTAACCTCAATACGCTGGATGAGCAGGTACTGATCGTAAAGATCTGCGTCGGTGTCGCCATTGTAAGGGCTGCTTGTAAGGCTTGAGCCAATGTTAGATCGGTTGATGACTGATGCTCGGGTAGACATCTGGTCAAGGTTGTCGCTGAGTTTGTACTGCTTGACGTTCACGCCATACTGCAGCCACCAACCTGGCTTGACAATGTCGGTGATGGTGAGGTGGCGGTAGCGCAAACCGACGTTCATAGTTTCAATTGCTGCGGCTGGCAAGCCAATGTTTGGGTTCTCAAGGATGACCTTGTTCGTTGTTCCTGCCATCAATAGGTCGGAAAAGGCAGAGATAGCATCAAGGCAATTCTGCCCAGACACCTGAATGCTCTTGGTTGCAGACGAGGTAGCGGATGAAGATGGGTTGGATACGGAATAATCCCTGAAGAGATCCGTCGGCGACTCGCCCCAGCCCAAGTCAATCACCGAATTTGCTAGGGTGGAAGATGCCGTGCCCGTCCACGCGCTTGCCGTTGATGCCGACTTAACCTTGAAGGTAGTGCCAGTTGTGGCGGTCACTGTTGATAGCGTGCAGTCTAATCCAGTCGTCCCGACCACGGTAACGACATCTCCACCACGGAATGGGTGGGAGGCTGCGGTGTAAGTGATCTCGCCAGATGCAACGCTTGCAGCAGTCACCGTTGCGGTTCGCCCAGTACGCCGCAGGATAGAGTCATGGAGTTGTGAGAGGGTTACGGATACGTGCGAGTAGGTTGCCCCCACCGTATCTGTGAAGACCATGCTTCGGTTAAGCATTCCTAGTTTATCAATGCCGTAGAAGAGCGTCTCGTTCCTACCCTCTTCCTTGCGGGTAATGAGTCCTTCGGTCATGACTCGGTAGTAGCCAGCCCACTTATCCCATCGGCAGATACGGAAGAAGGTCTTCTGCGGATCAATCACCTCAATCTGATCGTGTGTGTTGACTAGCGTAAAGAAGCATTCTCCAGCACCGTTGACTTGCGTGCCAACACCAATGTTCTTAGCGTCAAAGAGTACCGCAATAGGCTTTGGGTCAAACCCGTTGAGCGATGCAAGGATAGAGTAAACCTCTACACGGTACTTGCTACGCGTTGGAGTCTGCGTTGTGGCAAAGTTTGTGTTACCCGTTAACGGTGGCGGCGCGGTTGACGTGTTTGTTGGAGCAGTAAACGTTTGCGTCTCCGACCAATCGCTCACTGCACCAGCCGCATCTGTTGCGCGCACGCGCCATTTATAAATAATACCAGAGGTATAGTTAGTCATAGGGGAAACAAAGGAAATCGTTGTGGCAGTTACTTCTTGATCCGTAAGGGTAGTAGAGAAGTCCTCGCCCTCAGTGATCTGAATACCAAAGGACTTCATTGTGTCACCAGCATCTGGGTCGTTGAAGTTGGCGGTGAACGTAATGTTTGCACCTGCCTGCAGCGCACCGCTATTAGGACTTAGGCTTGTCGGAACAGTTGGGGCTTGGTTAGTTGTGTAGGTAAGGACAATGGTTGGAGCATCGGTGGCGTAGGTGGCAGCACCTTCTCGGCTGTAGTACTCCGCCGCTTGGCTTGACCCTGTTGCGCTCATCTTTAGCAGCAGCCCGTTATTGGCTAGTCCCTCTCCCGCTACGCCCGTCGTAGACCCCACTAGGAGCGACGCTGGCGCGATCTTTAGGATGAATGGTAGGATATCGTACTCGTGCAAAACCTTGTTGGCTACGGTCCCGCTAAGGGCTTTGCTTGCAATGACAGTAGCATCGTAATGCGTGCCTGCCGTCTTGAGTTTCTTGTCCCAGTTCTGGGTAGTAGAGGATTGCCATCCTAGCCCCGTACCTGGATCAGACCCAGGAGACTCCGTAAAGGAAACCAACGAGCGGTGGATGTTTACAGTACGCGATCCAGTATTTGCAGACTGGTTTAGTGTGGTGCTGACGTTAAAGTATCGGAGTTTAAGTGTCGCTCCAGTGATTTGCACCGCTCCAGTAAGGGTAGAGAAATCAATAGGGATCTTAATCAAAGAACGAAACGATAGACCCCCGCTTTCAGTAACTCCTACTGGGCTAGATCGGTATACGCCATTCCAGAAGTCTGGTGCATCACTTGCTTCAACCCTTGAAGGACTCGTTCCAGATAGAGTTGTATAGCCACTCGCGTCCGTTACGCTGGTATTAAATGTTGACGTTGCCACCTAGAACCACGCTTCTCGCCACGACAAAGTTGCCGTGTACCCCGTGGTGATATCAGCAAGCGTACTAGAATTCTGGATGCGCACCTTAACAACCGTTGGCGTTACCCCATCGTCTGAGTCTCGCATCGGGTGGATCTGTCCAAACGTTGCACCAGAGTTAATGACAATAAGATTCTGGGACAGGATAGAAGAGATGACACTTCCTGTTTGCTCGCGGGTGTAGACAACCTGATCTTTAAAGTCAATTAGGATAGATCGGGTAATGCTTCCGTCGGTGCCAAGTGTCTTGGTTACAAGCAGTTCTAGCGGTGTACCGTTTAAAGTAACGGTGATCTTAACGTCTGTGGTCTGGCTGCCAGTCGCAGTAATAAGAAGTTGCGGATCAGCATCTGCCGCACCATGGTTTGCTACGTTGGTATTGGTATTAGTAATCGGAACATTCAGAGAGTTTAGGGAACTTGCGTACTTAAAGGGGTACTTCATCAGCCACGACAGCGAGATACGACTAGCGTATCCTAGTTCGTCAGAGCCAGTAATGGTACTGCTGTCTACCTGAATAGCAGGCAACTGTGCTGGTCGTACAACGCAGTACGCAGACAGCGATCCGTCAGGTGGGTAGTTGGTTACATCTGGGGTAAGCATTGTAAACTGTAACTTCCTAAACCCGTCTGTCTGGATGTATCGGTTTGGCAAGAAGCGCATTGCGTTGATAAGAACCTGCATCCGATTGTACAAGTCTAGTCGGGTAGCGCCATATACCCAGACCACAGCATTCAGAATGCGGCGACCCACGTACGCTTCCGTTGCGTCTACGCCGTCATCAGTAGAGCGAGACTCCTCGTAGCCGACAGGGTTAGATCCGCCAAAAGTAAACGCGTCTACAAGATATCCGCTAAGCGGCACGCTGCCGCCAGCCAAACTTTGCTCGCCCACGAGGGAGTTTAGATTTAGCGCATGACCAGCACCGTCCTCAATAGTGACTGGCAGCGATAGATCAATCATGAAATTCTTCGCATCTTGCGCAACTTGCCGCGTTCCTGCGACCATCGGTAGCGTGCGCTGTTAGCCAGTACAGCCAACTCGCTAATGCTAACGTTGTTTGCACCAGAAGAAACCTGCCATTGCTGGAAGGTTGCTCGGTTGATCATCAGTCGCGAGAGAGCCTCAGCCGTGCAGAAGACGCGGACGGCATCCTGCTCACGGGTTGTTAGGGTTGTCGCGGTCGCGTCGCTGTCAAGCAACGTATGATCGGCGTAGCCGTAGATACGAACGACTACTTGCTCGTAGCCCCCGCCGTTGTAACTAACTGGCAGAGTGTACTTCTCTGGTAGGCGGACATTGCCCTGCCAGAACGACCAGCCGCTTGAAGATCCTTCTCCGTTATCAGGTGGCAACGTCTGCCACACCATTCCGTCTACGGTAAGGACCTCAACCCTGAAGATGTTTCGGAATGTAGTTGTTGGGTCAACAATCTTTTGCAAACCAAACTGTGAACCTAATGCTGCAGCAGTCCACGTTACGGTCTCAACTGCTTCGCGTGGCGACAAGTCAGATACGGCATTGATCCCAGCATTGATCAGATCGTTTAGTTCTGTATCAAGCCAAGTATTCCCGTCAACGTCACGGAGTTCTCGCCTAATCTGGATTCGGATATCTGCTCTAGTTGCCATGCTATCTCCTTATGGTCGCAAGGGGCTGCCCGCCAGCAGCCCCCCGCTTCCTAGTTACTACGCGCCGAGCGTTGCGCCCGTCTCAAGACGAACGTACTTCGCACCAGCAAGGTCAAGCAACTTCGCGCCGAAGCGCATCTTCCAACCAGCAATCGCCATCTGAGCGAGTGGGTCGGAGTGATCTCCGCCTGGGGCGGTGAAGTATGCCTGAAGAGTCTGCGAGTCACCAACGGTGTACGAATCAGGACCAAAGAAATGGGCTGAGTACACGTTAGCATCGTTTGCGCCGCCGCTTGCGCCCGTAAAGACCTTAGCCCTTGACGAGACCACAAAGCGAACGCCAGCGAACTTACCAATCTCACCAGTGATGAGAGGGGTATTGTCCACGTACTTGTTAGCCTCAAGCCAACCATTGGCAGTCGTATCTGAAATCAGATCGTACTCCTGGAATGGATGGATGATGCAGCGGTACGTGCCGTCGGCAAAGGCTGGGACGTTCGCTGCCTTGAGGGAAGCAACCGTCTTCTTTACCTGCTCACCCGTAATACGAGCCGTCGCGGTAATCGTACCACGAGCGGTGTTTGCGGTCTGAGCGCCAGTGCTTGCGTTAATGTTTGGAGCGTACCGAACATTGGTTCCCGCAGCCAGAACATCGCGCACAACAAGGTCCATGGTCTCAGCAGCCTGACGCGCAAGGCGGTCAGAAGCAACTGAAATCAAGTCGTGTGGCGAGTCCAACTGAGCGAGGTCGGTAATTGAGAGCGTCTGACCGTACTGCAATGCGCTGAATGCGTCGGACGAAATGCTCATGCTCTGTGAGGTTGGCGGAACGCCTTCCCCAAGAACCGTGGTATTTGCGCCGAGGTCAGAATAGCGAGCGAAACGAATCTGGTTCGTGCCCTTTACAAAGCGACCATGAACGTAGGCATCTGGGTTGGCGTGAACCAACCGAGCGCGAAGTTCCTGCTCAGCCTTAGCCTGAACGAGATCCTGGACGAGAGCCGAAAAGTTCGTCGTACCAGTATTTACATAAGCCATGATGTGGCTCCTTTACTTAACTATTACATCCCTAGAAAGGGATTTCCCAACTTCTTCAACTCCTCTTCAATGTCTGCAATCGTCCGCTTTCCAGTGGGCGTTGAGTCCTTGCGAGTGTTGAGCGTTGGCTTACTAACAACATTTGTTCCAGCGTCCGATGAAATACCCTTCTCTTCGTCCTGCTTACCCTTGATGTCAGCAAGGAACTTCTCAAAGGAGACTGCACGAGCCTCCTCATCAAGTCCTGCCGTATCAGCAATAAACTGGGCGTATGACGGGGCAGACGCTCGGATACGCTCCATACGGGCGTACTCCTTCGTCTGGTTTAACTCGGCTTCCAGGGTTGCCAACTTCACTTGAGCCTTCTCAAACTCGGACATGTTTGCTTGCTCTTGTTCAGCCTTCCACCGCTTAAGATTCTCTGCTTCAGTCTTAAAGACTTCCAGAGACTTCTGTGCTGCGGTCAACGCCTGGTCCTTACCAGCGAGACGCTTCTTCCAAGTGGCAACATCGTCCGCCTCTGGAGTGGCTTCAACAGCAGCACCTTCAACGGGGGCTACTGGCTTCTGCGACTCTTCGGTGGTCGTTACGACTTCTTCGCTCATCTGTGATTCTCCTTCTTATTCGTTCCTAAGGAAATCGCCAAGACTTTCTACGGCGTTTCCAATACCACTACCAACGGCTTCAATGATGCCGCCTTCTTCTTCTATTGTATCAGAGGCTTCTGAGTAGAGTTGTCTGACTGTTGAAACTACTCGTCCAGGACCAGAAAGATTCTTCGTCATAGTCTCCAAACCGTAAAGAGCGGACTCAACAGGATCCTTACCCTCGTCCAGTGCTTCTACAACTCGGCGCACTGGGGCGGCAACCGAAACGCTAATTTCTGTTGGCAAACCTGGAATCAATACGCTTGCAAAGAAGTACGTCAGGGCGCTTGGCTTCTGCTGTTCGGCGTTATCTTCAAGCATTGCATCGCGGATCTTGCGAACAGAGTTGAACCCGACAAGAGGGGCAAACTGCCCCCACGACTTGGCGGTGAACTTCCCACCGCTTGCAAGGTTAAGCATAAGTGTCCACGGCGCAAGCACAGCGCCACTCAAGCCACGGGTTGGGCTTAGATACAGTGCTCGTAGGTACTCTGGGAACACCTTTCCAAACATGTACGAAACTGGGTATGCGGCAAAGACTGGGTGATTTAGTGATCGCTCCAGCACGTTTCTCTGGGTGTTGAAGTAGTGTGTCTTCTCAGCGTTGCGAGCAGCGCCAGTGAGCGCATGGAAGATTGCGTTCCATCCAGTCTCTTCCTCTACCCGCGCCTCACGGATCTTCAGGAGGTGGTCGGCAACTCGCTGTGCAAGACCTGGGTCTGCCGTCTCGCCATTCATAAAGGCGGTAATCTCGTTAGAAATTCCTGGCAGCATTTCCTTGCGTCGCTCCGAGACAACAAACAGATCGCCAATTTCGCGAGCAGTCTTCTTAGTCACTCCGTCAAGACCAAGCACCATATCTTCTACGGTTTTGCGTCGCGCAGTTGCAGCAGTAAACTCTGCACGCAATCGCGCACGGGCATCAGCAACCTGAGTCAAGGCAGTCGTAATAATTTCCTTGGACTGCTTTGTCAGTTTACCAGTCTTGCCCGCAAACTTTAGATTTTCTGCAGCATTAGCCAAGCCATTCGCTGCATCGGATAGACCAGCAATTGCTTCGTCCGAATAGCCAATTGCACGGGCATCCCCAGTAAGCACGTTGATTGCAGCCTGCAGATCGCGCAGCATCTTTCCATTTACGTTTGGGTTGGTTGACGAGCGAAGCGTTTTACCAGCATCGGTGGCAGCCTTGTCAAGTAGTTTAAGAACGTCGTCATCAAACCTACGACCGAAGCCAATGCCAAATGGCTTCTGGCTTTCAAAGAGTGCGCGTGATGCAGCCTCACCTCGGATGGCAGCCTGACGCTCACGAAGGAATAGTAGTGTTGCTGCTCGTGGATCTCCATTGGCTGCGCCGAGGAATAGGTTCCATGCAACTGGATGTACTGCAGACATGCGCCCAGCAAAGTTTTCAGCAAGGTCGTCAAGTCCTTCTGCTGCTACGTATTTCAGATAGTCAAGGTTTTTAATATCTGTATAGTCACGACCAAGACCAGCCTTAAGCGCGGTCACAAATCCCTCATTGCCGCGACCAAAGGTTAGGATCTGCTCAGCAGCGTTTGCCCCATAGTATGCGTGCAGCAAACCCATCTGCTGGGCGTAGCGCAGTTCGTCCCGCGAAGATACGAGAGACTCGGAAACAATTTCGGTAGCGTCAAGTTCTAGTGGCTCACCCGTGTATGGGTCTCGCACCTTGTACTTACGCTTGTTTCCATAGCGAACAATGTCATTGACTTTACCAATATTCCATTCGTCTTGGTAGCCACGAATAGTATTCCAGAACTTAGACTCAGTAATGTCCTGGATAGAGAAGACTTGGCTGGTCTTAAACTTTAGCATTGGGTAAAGCATATCGCCGATAAGAGTGTACGTGTCGCCGCCGATTGCCTTGTTCTTTAGATATCCTGTAAACTTTGTGCTGACACCAACCTTCTTCCAGTCGCCCTCCGCAGCGTAGAAGATCATGCGTCGGAGGCTGCCATTCTTAACTTGCTCAGCAAATCTTTGTGCTGCCTGTGGATCTTTCTTGCGAAGTTCAAAGTAGAACTCATCAAGAACACTACCCTCAGACCCGCCAAAGTTTCGGATATCTCCCTTGATTTCCTGCCGCATAGAGGTTGATGCCTCGCCAGACTTGAACGAACGGTTGACAAGAGACTTATGCAGTGCAACGATTTCGTCGCGGCTTAATGGGATATTGTTTGCCGTAGCGTATTCCTGCATTCGGACAAGCACGTTTGCAAACGTTCCAGCGGTTGACTTCTCGGTCATAAGCATGTCTAGGGCGCGACCTAGCGTATTGCGGTTGCCAAAGGCTACATCCATCTTACCGCCAGTAATTGGAACCCACATATCAACGCCAAGTCGGTATACGTCCTTGACCTTCTGGTCAGAGTACACCTTGCTCGTAACGCTTGCAGCCGTCTCTGGCTCTAGAACGAGTCGGTATCCACCACGTTCGGCAGAGTCTTTCATCTGCTTGAGTTCTGGTAGTGAAGCAGAAATGCCCTTCCAGTTGGTAATAGGAACTTCCTTAAGCAGCGCACCCTGGCTGACGATCTGCTCTAGTTCCTTAGCAACCATCTTCACCACCTTATCTGGATCTTCGTTGGCTACCTTGAGTAGGGTCGGGGCGTGGAATCGCTTGCGAAGGATGCTGAACTGGTAGACAGCATTGACAGCAGCCTGTGCCTTATCCGAAATGTCTAGCGCCTCGTCCCCTAGTTGCTTAGCAATTGTGCTCGCATCAACATCAGTAAGGGTATCTCGCGCTACAACGGTCAAGCGCGGAACCTGATCCATAATAATTGCACGAGTCTTAATCGGCAAGCCAGCGGCAAAGGCTTCCCCAGCCTGATTGATACGCTGCAGAAGGCTTGTCTTCGCTGCACCAAACGACTCTGCAACTGCACCGAAGCGAATCTGTTGCGAAGCGTACATTGCCTCAGAAAGAGATCGCAGTAGCGACTCGGTATTCTTTGGCTTGCCGATGTCCAAGAGGATAGCAGCCCATGCTTCTTCCGCTGCGCTTCTGCCCAGAACTGGGGAAACGTTCTCAACAAATTCGTAACGAGCAATCTGTACGCGCTCAGCATCGTTTGCGCCATTTGCCAAAGTCGTAACGTTCTCGGATACGTAGAAGTCTTTCTGCGTACCAAGGATGCGCTGAACTTGAATCTCGTCCAGTGACCGAGCATCCTCAGCAACTGCGCCGACACGGTTCTTTCCGATGTTCTGGTTAATCATTGCAGCGGTATCATCATTGGCAATCGCGTCAGCAAGCGCGGCGCGGTTCATTCCAGAATCGGTGTACTGCCTATGAAGCATTTCCCAATGCGCACGAATCTCAACACGAGTTACATCTGAAGTCTGAGACTGCAGCGATACGGCTCGCTCAAAGCGTGCATACCCAGCAACGTCATCAACTCCCTCAGACTGAGCAATAATCTGTGCCTTCTGCAGGGCAGCAGAACGAACCTCTCCGTAGATCCGACGTGTGACAATTGCAGCGCCAGCATCCATCGTAACGTGGTGGGCAGCAGAGCCAATAGCGGCGGTAATTGCGTCAGAGCGACCAGCCCTTTCTGCGGCGTTAAAGATATGGCGCAGAACGTTGCCGCCCATAGCAGCAATGTAGTACGGCATAGTCTTGCCGAACATTGCCTGAGCAGCACCACGGGTAACTCCGCTTAGACCACGAGATGTTCTCGTGTACATTTTTCCAAGCAGTTGCTTCCCACGTCCGCTGTTAAGCCAGTCAAGGTCTGCCTGATTTGCTCCTGCACGGGCAACAGCATCTACGCCAGAACTATGCGCAGAGTCAGTGTAGCGAGACTGAATGTCTGAGGCTCGCCGACCAACGCTGTATCCCTTGCCTACTCCAGCCATAATAAGGTTAAACGGGTCCAAGAAGATGTTGGCTAGAAGATCGTGGGCAACGCCACCGCTGAGACCAACGCCATCCTTAAGCATCTGATCTGCGACTTCGGAAATACTACGCCCACCAGCAACAGCGTTAAGATACTTACGGTCAACTTGATTGTCGCCATATCGCAACGCATTTACCAGCCGTGCTTCTGCGATAGGCTGAGCAGCAATGCGGAATGGAACCTGCGTTAGATCCGCAAGCCCAGTAAGCGCACCAGCAGCAACACCGCCAATTGCACCTAGTCCGTCGCCAACAACTCCTGGAGCCTTGCCGACAATATCAACGTTAAAGACTCCAGGACGTTCTGATTGAGGGACGTACTCGTCACCTACTGGTGCTGGAATTCCAGGACCTTGTACCACTTAGACTGCCTTTCTTGCGACGCGCTCAACCCCTTGAACCTTCTTACCCTGCGCACCAGTTGATGCCGACTGCGGCGTTGTTGCGGAGGCAGTTGGCATGTTGCGCATAAACGTTCCAAGCATTGCTTGATTTTCTCGCGACTTTTCAATTGCTGAATATCCATCAATGGTTGGGTTCTTTACTGGGGTAACTGGCGGCTTAGTCGTGGTTCGCTTGAGACCATCCCTGGTCGGTCGCATCTGACCTTCGCCAGTTTCTGGTGCAAGCCGTGCGGCACGTGCCGCAGCAGCCGCTTCTCGGCGAGCCTTTGCAGCGTCAATTGCTTCGCGAAGGTTCAAGCCGCCCCTACTTGTACCAGCAGGACCCCCTGGAATGCCGCCGCCGCCAACACCACTACCACCCTCGTTTGGAGCAGAGCCACCACCTTCTGGTGGAACATACCCTGGAACTCCGCCTGGGGGTGGTGCGCCAGCATCAATAAGTTGCTGCGCCTCTCGGATAACTCCAAGAAGTTCTTCACCAAGAGAGCCAGTAATGTTTGTCCAAACCTGATTCTCTCCTACGCCTTTGCCAGCAACAAAGACGAGAACCTCACCGTTTGCGCCAGTCTGGGTCTTGATCTTTCCTGCATCAAGAAGTTTGTAGAATCCTTCAGTTTCTAGATTTGCAAATGTCGTTGGGCTTGTGTAGCCACCATTTGTAACTAGTTTACTCCAGAAGTCAGAGTCCCCGTTAGTAATATCAGTAGTGTTCGCGTTAAATCCGTTTCTTGATTGGTTCATTGCCGCAACAAACGCTGCGCTTGCAACAACCACTGTATTATTACCAACCTGACGCAACGGGATATTTCCCATACTCAT